ATCATCACGAATCTCGCCAGTTGATGCATCGTATACAAGCTTATTGCGATAACGATTCATCACTTCACGGAGGTATTGCTCCGCTTTCACTTTTGGTAGATTGCCTACATCGATGTAGAAAATTCTTCTTTCTGGTGCGCGTGATAGTCTGTAGATAACAAGACTATCTTCAATCATGCGAAGTTGATTGAGTGCTTTGATGGACTTATGAAGATAACTTAGATTCATCTTCTTGTTTAAATCCATCAAACCACATGGAGCATATGCAATAGAATCTGCTGCAATTTTTACTCCACCTTGCATTGGGTCTGGACCACCAGCAAAAGAAATAAATCCTTTTGGATTATAGAGATAGTATTCTACAAACTCTCCATAATCATATGCTTCTGCAGATGGTTGATTATCTGCAAGCATTGCTTTTTCTTTTTCTCTTTGTTGTATTCTCTGCTTTACTTTCTTAATCTTGAGCGGATCAATGTAGCGAAGTTCTGTGATACCACTCTTAGGATTTGCTAGGTCTACAACCTTATGATAATATGCTCTTCCGTCAATATACCAATTGCGGAAAATTTCATGTGCTTTCTTATCAAACATCAAAAGTTTTTTGATGTAATCAAATTCTTCACGAATCTTTCTCTTGATTGGTTCTCCGACTTCTAAGTTGGATAACTCGATAGAAACGGCAGATTGATTTTCATCGCTAACGATTGCTTCGTTGACGATTTCATCGATAGCAGAATCGACTTCTGGATGCAACGCCATATCACGATAGCGCCTAATGAGATCAAACTCATTACGCGCTACGCCTTCTATATCCACATAATGACCGAAGTAGCCACCAGCTACGGTAGCTACTCCATCATCGGCGTTTGGTGGAATGGGGGACTGTCCTTTTGGTTTGGAAGTCCCGCCATTAATTGAGAAACCAAATAGTTGACTCATTTTTTAAAAATCACTTTGTTGTTTTACTATTTAGTTGATTTGTCCTTGTGATGCTTCGCCAGCAAGTGTGGCGTTACCTGTGTTTGCTGTCCAATACTGAAGTTGGAATTCAACTGTGAAATCTTCAATCTGGTCATTGCTATCATAAGCAAGATCGATTTGAGAGATATTAGTTGGGAAACAACCAATGAGACTATATTCTCTTAATACTGATCCAGTAGGACCAGCATCTCTTTCTAGTTGCTTAACCTTAAGGTCTGCAAGATAACCTTGAGCACCGAAGTTAGGCACATATCTTTCTGCTGTGTTTGGCTCGTGGGAGTTGATTGACTCCATCCAAGATTCCATAGCATGACGAATTTCAAAGTTTCTGTCATTGATAAAGGTTGCTGTCCAGGTGTCAAAGGTGCGGTCTCCCGCAATCTTAACCGTTCTTCCTCTGTAAGGAACTTCAATTACACCTAAGTTAGATGCAGGAAGTGCAGCTGCCTTGCAAAGGACATCTGACAAACTAGCATCTGCTGGAACTCCAGGTAGATTTTGTGGATACTGAAAGGATACTAAGAATAGGTTATTCTTGGCACCTTGCTTTACCTTTGATAAAAATTCTGATACGCTGCTGTTATACATTTTTTGTTACCTCTGTGATGAATAAAATTTATGCTATTTTATCAAACTTGACCAGTTACTTCGGAGAAGGAAACACCAGTCCTTGTAGCAACAAAAGTAATGGTGATGTAATTAATCGACCTTGCTGGCTTCACATAGAATTCAGCAACGAATTCATTTCTGTCGATTACGTCAGGAGTGTTATTCGTTTCATCACAAACAACAAGGAAGTCAGTAACACCTCTCTTTGCCTTAACTTCTTCCATGTAGGAATTAGTGTTGGTGAAGAAAGATCCTCTGGTTGTTGCGTCGTTTAATTCAAACAATACGCTCTTTGCTAGTTGTCCAACTGTTCTCTCTAGTGCTAAGAATAAACGACGGACGTTAATTCTGTCGAATGCGCTTGGTTGTGCAAGAGCAGTCTTGTCACCGAATAGGACAATACCAGATCCAGGGAATGCAACGATTGGGTTGATTCTCTTCTGATAAAGCTTATCTCTGTCGCCCTTAGTTGGGGTGTATGCTAACTTAACAGCATTTCTTAGGTTTCCTCTATTGAGACCTGCAGGTGAGAACCAGTCTTCTAGATTTTCAGAAGTCTGGACACATAGACCAGCAACGTCTCCACAGCAAGGAATGTAACGATATACATCGTTGTAGCGGTCGTAGATATACTTGTAACCACTATCGAATACAGCGTAGGAGCTGCTTGTTAGGAGGTCAAAGAATTCGATGATTGCATCTCTCTGAGCATCTGTGCTTGAAAGACTTACAAAGTTTCTGTAAGGTGATACAAATGCGATGCAATCTTTTCTTGCGGAAGCAATCTCAATACACTTGAGTGCTTTTGTCTTGGTTGACTCTCTT